GTCAAATGCCTGCAGCTCTCTGCGTGGGGGCTGCCATGGCTCTGTGGGTTCGGCTAGGAAGCGCTCTGTATCCTCTATGCGCCTTTGAACGACTTCGGGCACATTCTGCTTGCGCTCGGTCAATGAGGCAGAGTACGGGGCCTTCTTGAGCTCTCCGTAAGTCTTCTCAAGGGCTGGCTTTTCTTCCCGCTCCCACCCGAGCTTTTGCTTAGCCTGACGCTCAGCCTTTGCTCTGACCTGGGCGGCGTCGAGCTTGGGGTTATCTTTGCGAATCTGCTCTTCTATCCGCACAGTGGTGCTCTCCAGCACCTTGGGGCTGTAGGCCGGTTTATCTTCCTGCTTGGCCGACCGTGCCGCCTTTGTTGCTTTCAACGCCTCTTTAACGCCTGCGCCCGCCCCTTTTACAACCTTGCCACCAGGGGCGAACATAACGGCCCCACCGTTCTTGTAAGCCTGAGCGCGTGCGCGTGCTCTGCCATTAACATCCCCGCCAGCCGCTTTGGTAGCCTCTAGGTGGGCCTGAGCTCGTGCCCGTGCCCGACCGTTAATTGCACCGCCTTCTGCCTTGCTGATGTCCGGATCTTCAGAGTATGAGCCGCGGTTGAATATCGACTTGATATCACCGGGGTTAAAGACGCCGATGTTTTTGGTGCCGCGCTCTTTGACAAAGAAGCTGTCGAACCCCTGGTCTTTAATTGCCTGCTGAATGTTCTTGTCTTCAATGACAGGCCATTGACCAGCGCTTAATCGATCTGCAATTACTTCTGGGTCAAGTGACTTCGGAAGTTTTACTCCACTCATCACAGATTTGACGTGCTCTGGGTTTTCAAAGTCAAAGGTATTCTTTGCACGGACATATGACGGCATTACTCGTGGCTTCAATTGGCGGCTTGGAGTTTCAAGCGCCGTTCCAAGCACCTTGGTACTTGCGTTTACCCATTCACTTGCAAATTCTTTTTGTGGCGTGAAGAAGGCTGCCTTTGCTTGCGATTTACTCTTGGTCGGGTCAAAGACGGTGAAATCCTCTGACGCGTCGGTGGCGTGGTAATACACCGGCGGCTTCTCTTCTGAGCCAGACCAGCGCTGCAGATTCTTATCTACGCGCTCTTGCCGGCGTGCTGCCTTTGACGCCTGCTTGGCTGCGTCTATACCGGCTTTAATACCTTTGACCGCTCCGCCCTTAGCGAACATGGGCAGGCCCTGGCTCTTCACGAGCTCACGCATCTCTGGCGTGATGGTGAATCCGAGCTGCTGCATACCGTCTTCTAATTGCACGGTATCGAGCTTCCCGCCGCCGAGCCTCTTCAGTAGCTTGTTGACCGTGTTGGGCACAATCTGGTCATAGAACTTCTTCATGCCCTCACCGCCGACCTGGAGATCTTCCCCGGAAATTTCGTGGTAAAAGGAATTTCCTTTCCGCCACGGGTTCTTCTTGACGCTCTGCTCATCAAGCAGTCGTTGTGCTGGTTCTTTACCAATATAATCCGATAGTTTGTCTCGTGGCACGTTGGATTCTTGAATGACGCTCTTGCCTTCCTTATCAAAAGCATTGAGCGTCTGTGTCTCTGGGTCATAAGCAACCCTGCTCACCTGCTTACTTAAGTCATACCGATCAGCAGACTGCTTGCCATTAATGAATGCGACCTTGTCATATCCATTGTTGACTGCGTCTGTAATGAGGCGCTTAACCGATAGGTTGAGCCAGTCCTCTGTATTAGTAACGAAGGGGGCGGAGGGTGCCGGATTAGCACTACGCTGAGCGATAAAGTTTTGAGCGCTTTCTATTGCCTGTTCCCGTGTTGAGCCATAAAACAAATTTCTTCCATGAACACCTTCCGGCAATTGAACGTAGAACTTCGATTCCTTCCCTGGGGGCAACATACCTACTTTTGTTCCCTCTGGTAGCTCTGCTCTTTCATTAGTCTTAAAGCCTTTGTCCCGCCCGCTCTGGCCCCAGTCAGACTGCATCTCCTCAACGAACAACACCTTGTTGCCGTCTGCGTCTGCACGGTCAGTGACGCGCATGTGAGAAACGATGTTGGGGTCATCGAAGTGGCCGCTTCTGAATGTGCCCTCTTTTGGCAGCCTTGATACGTCGCGCTCGTACTGTTTGCGCATCTGTTGCATCAACCTCGGGTCGCGCTGCAGGTCGTCCATGCTCCTGATGGCCGTGTACTTATCAATCCACTTCTCGAAGCTGATGTTCTCGCCCATGTTCGGGAGCTTGAGCAGAATCTCTCGATAATTGCTGCCGCCGGGAAGGGTGTAGTCTTTGAACCGATTATCTTCCGGGCTGTATTTGGCAACTCCATAAGCTTTCAGAAAGTCATCAACATCACGCTTGATATCGTCCGGCATGTCATCTTTGCGGATGTCGCCCAAGTATCGATCAGAGAATGGCTCCATCTGCTTGAACGTTATATCGCCATCCGAATCAACTGATGCCCAGATAGATTCATTTCCGGGCAGAATTTCATTGTTGAGCTTTGCCTGTAAGTCTGATGGCGGTAGAAGTTGACGCTCGTTGACCTGGACCTTGTTGGCCTTCAGGTACTGCTCGATCTCTGCCTTGGTGACCGGCTGCTCTCCCTTGGTCTTCAGGAAGTCAGATAAACCAGTCCACTCCAGCTCTGCCGGCTTAACCCCGGGCGTCTTCGAGAGCTGCGCCAGGAACTGGTTACCCGTGCCCTTGGCCTGCGGCAGATTCAGCGCTGCCTGCTCTGCGTTGGAGTACATGCCGAGCTGACTGCGGGGTGCCTGGGCGGCCTGGAGTTGTATCGCTCCCGTGGGTGGACCAGCGAAGTCAGTACGAGCCGCCTGGAGCAGGCCCTGGCCCTCGTCCAGGATCTGCCTGCCCGCCTGCTGAGCTTCCTGGCGTGCGAGCTTCAGACCCTTGCCGGCGCCCTCGATGCCCAGGTCGATCGCCTTAGCTGATGCTGGGCTAAATGGCTGGAAGGGGAGCTTCTCAACGAATGGCCTAAGCGGGCTCTCAGACATAGCCCCGAATATGTCTTCTGCACCCTGCAGGATGCGGCCGCCGCGGATCTGGCCGTACTCGGTCTCGGGAATGTCGAAGGCGGCCTTATAGAACTCCTCCTCGGGCACGCCCATAAGTTTGGCTATCGGCATCATCAGCCCAGCCAAGGGGGCCTGCACGGCCAGTCTAGCGCCCTCCAGCCCGCCCCTGATCTTCTCGCCTAGCGGGGCCTCGCTCATAGCCTTGTCTTCTGCTTTGCGCTCGTTGGCGGCCATAATGGCCTGGAGCTGAGAGTCTGTGTCGGTTCCTAGCCCGACGCTGGGGAAGCGTGCTGCATCCAATCCTGGGCGGGGCTTTTGGCGGGGCTTAGGAACTTCCTTCTCAAAGCCGCGCAAAGGGTCGTCATACCCTCGGCCGCCGAATAGTTCCATGGCTACCCGAATATCGTCTTCAGTCATAGCGCGTCCGCCATTGAAATAGTGCAGAGGGCATGATATCGCCTCTGGTTTGCCATGTACACCGGTCAGACCGCATACGGGTTGACCCGTCTAGGCTTGCCGTCCTCGGCGTAGTCGTCATCATCCCAGTCATCCCGTGGCGGTGGGTCGATTTCCAGCCACCCAGAGTCACGCAGAAACCGCAGCGCCTGGGTGCACGAGTCAACGAAGTCATCATGGGTGGTCTCAGGGAATGAGCAGATCTGGCTGACGAACCCTTCCGCCCAGTCCCGGACATACCCTGGCCGAGTGTTGCTCTCGGGTATCCAGACCCGCCCCCGGGCAATGATGTTGGCCACGATGTTCAGGCGCTGGACCTTGTCCGCCTTGCCGGGGTTGTACGCCCTGACCGGCAGATGGGCACGCTGCAGGTCCTGGATCAGGCTGATGCCGGCCGACTTGTCTTCCACCAGGATTAGGTCCACCCGCTTCTTCTCCCGGTCCTCACCGAACACGGTGTCGTACTCCTCGATGACCTTGGGCCGCAGGTCTGGGTACTGCAGCCGGTCCTGCCATGCGTCTATCAGCATCACGCTCATAGGCCCATCCTCCGGCTTGAATATGCCCCAGACGGTGCAGGCGGTCGGATCGTTGATCGTCTTCTCGGTGTATGCGCAGTCATAGGACTGGACTATGTACTCGAACTTCGGGAAAGGTTTGTCCTTATCCCACAGTCGGAACATATCGCGCTGCACAATGCCGCCCTCCTCGGGGTCGATGATCTCAGCGTAGATCTCCTGGCGGCCGAGCTTAGTGCCCTCATACTGCAGGATCTGCCGCTGGAAGGATGGCGCAAGGTTGGCGAGGTTCTCATAGGTGCTGGCCGTGGTGACCGCCACGTCGTCTCCGTCCCGCCCCACGAGCTCGATGATCAGGTCTTTGGGCTTGGGCGTCGTGGTGGCCACGATACGGGTCTTCTTACCCAGGCGGACCCCGAACATGATCTGGTCCCAGGCTTCCTGGAGGTACTCCCAGGCGGCCAGCTCGTCGAGCCATGCCCCGTGGAACTGTGGCCCCCGGAAGCGCTCGGGCTCCGAGGCCGGAATACCCTTAATCAGGCTGCCATTGGTGAGCTTGATCTCGTGGAAGGCCCGGTTATAGTCCTCGATCAGAATGGCAGGAATGACCGAAAGAAGGCCCGAATCGCCCTCGAAACAGGTTGCTCGAACATCAGACGACGTCGGCGCACCAACCAGCCAACGTGTACCGGGCTCGGTCCAGGCCCACCAGCCGACCTGCTCCGCTGCAGTCCTCGTCTTACCGGCCCCCCGGCCCGCCAGTAGTAGCCAGATAGTCCACCAATCTCCCAAAGGGAGTACCTGATGCTTATGAGCTTTTGATAGCCATTGAGCTCGCCACGCCCAGGCGGCTTGATCTTCCGGCTTGAGTAGCGCGAATTGCGCTTGGACGTCTGGGTCAGCCAGTAAATCGGCAACTTCATTCATTAAATCTTGGTTTCGTCCATCTTATGGTCGCCGCACCAGTCCATGCCGAACACGGCCGGAAACCCGTTCATGCTGGGGGCGTGACGCCTGCAGCGGCCGAGCTGACCGCGGTGGTTGGTCTGCTGCTGGCCCTCTTTCTCGACGAACCACATGCAGGTCAGGCAGCGCATGCCAACGGCGCGATGCTTCCAGGGGTCAGATTCTGGCTTCTCTTCTTTGAGGAAATAGGTCACGTCACTCTCCCATAAAATGATTCATTCGTTGGACGCCTGCTGCTTCTTGAGCTCCATGTTCTGCAGGATGCTGGTAAAGAGCTCGTTGGCCTTGATGGTCGTCTCTGTGTGCAGCGGGTTATCCGCGTCACCGGTGATGGTGGTCCTCTCCCCGTACTTCTTCGGCTTGAGCTTAGCGGCCACCCATTTCCTGGCATCCACCCGCAGGCGCATCCATTGGATGTACGCCGGGTCGAATCTCGTGTTGCCCTCTTTGTCGGTCGTCTCCATGGGCATGGAATCGCTGATGTCCTGGATCTCTTCAGCCAGGGTATCGGCACTAGCGTCTTTCGCCTTCGCGTACAAGTTACTAAATTCTGGGTACTTGTTTAACCAACGGTAAACGGTGACTATCCTGGGCATACCGTCTTCACG